GAGAAGGATTCTCTGCCATGCATCCATGTCCTGTAGTCCACGCATCTGTTGGTTCTTCATCGTAGATACATAGCGTTCAATCGCTGTGTTAGCAGCGAGAACAACTTCGTATCTCTCAAGAACTATCTTTAGACCCAAGGCGTTGGCCCCCCTAAGTGATCGATGATCTTTCTTAGTGAGCCTTGAATCTTTCTATCTACTGTTGAATCACTTATACCCATCTCTTGTGCTATCTCAGAGAGAGTCATTGGGCTAGTGGAATATCTATTGCGTAACATCACCTGCTCATCTGCTTCTAGTAAATCTATTGCAGATCTAATATCAATTACTACAGCTAAGATATTGCCACCTTCACTTGGAACTGATGGCTTGCGTGGTGTTCCATCATCTACCTTGTCAACCATTACTGCACCATATGAATCAAATTCAAATGCAACTGGCAACATTTTAGCTATTGTTAATGTGTCATAGAAGAACTCATCGCCGGTTGAATAGCCCAGCTTTGCAGCCTTCTCTTTCCTTGCATACTTCTCAACTGTCCTGCGGAATCGTGCCATGATCCGCCTTGCTACCCACTTAGTCTCATCCTTGCTTACCTCATAAGCTTCATCTAACATCTTCGTTAAGTGAGGTCGCTTGAGAACATAGACTCTAAGCTCTTGAATTAAATCTTCTTTGTCTACATAGCCAGCAAACCTACGATGGATATGTGCTGCGGATATATGCACAAGATCCTCGAGATGTTCTGCTGCTCTGTCTAATCGGTCATAGTCGCTAGAACTCACTCATCATCCTCAAGTTCTACGATTGCATCCATCAAGAACTTAGTAACGAATGCCATCAATGTAATTACAAGAAGTGATAATAAAAAAAATTTCTTCACTTGTTCTCCGGCCATGTGCCACGAGTAACCATCATGGCAATGATGCAATAGTTAGCCAGATCCTTGAACGAGTCCTCAATGGACTCATGCTGTGGTGTATGACCAGATGCTAGTAAGTTCTTAAGTCTTTCAAACTTATCCCCCATACGAACCATCAACCCATTGATAGGGCCACCGTATGCATTGTTGATATTGCCCGGGCCATAGTCTCTTTGTTTACTAATCAGTAAGTTACCAAGCTCATCGATAATATCCCATGAGTCAGCAACGAACTGATTCATTGCCGGGTCTTCGGTAGTTGAACTACTATCTCTAGGGCCAAAGGCTGACTTGGGCTTGGCTTCAGGCTTAAGACTTTTAGGCCGAAGCTTTCCAGTAAGTCTTTCAAACTCTTTATCGTTATGGGATCTATCGATTCCATACTCATACTCGCTCATCTATTCCCAGTCTCCTTCGTAGCCCATCTAAACCCTCATCTAATACTATAGAGTTTACATCACTTCCGAGTGGAAGTGGTATCAATTCTGCGTGTTCGACCTCTTGTAATACTTTCTCGGCCAACTCCATTCCCGGATTGCTTCCATCTTTCTTATCATCATTGTCTGCCAAGACAAGGACTCTTCGATAGCCACCAAATAATCTATTGAAGTGTGGTCGCCAAGCTTTAACTCCCGGCACTCCAACTGAAGGCAAGAGTTGACTTGCAATGACTGCATCCAACTCTCCTTCGCAAATTGCAATGGTATCCGAAGGCTTTTGTAGATCAACTGCGTTGAACAATCTTGCTGGTTGATGCATTGGTGCCATGTATCTAGGCCCGGGAAGTTCATCGATCCTCCTAAACTTAAAACCTGCAACTCCATTGACGACTCGATATGGTATTGATAACCATCCAATGAATTGGACATGGCTCGGGTCACAGTCGACTGGCACGCTTCCCAGTAGATGCTCGCTTGCCAGCTCCTGACTGAACCCCCGACCTTTTAGATAAGAGACCGTCTCCTCGTTTATCTTTTTGTGATATGTCAAAGCCAGATCGTTTAGCAATGTCAACCGCTCTATCGAAAGCAACACGAAAGTCCACCCCTTCTTTCCACATGAGTAATGAATATGCATCTCCACCTATGCCACAAGTGTGGCAAAAATAAAGTCCTGCCTTCTCACCATCTGTACTCATAACAGCAGACCGATGAGAGTCTTCATGAAAACAACATCTAACAGGCTTTGAATAGCCTTCTCTTACTTCCCCACCATAGTATTCGACCACAGCCTTGAGAAGCTCTGGGTCGGCAGCCATTAGTAAGTCTTTCTTACTGGCTTCTTCTTGTGTGCTTGCTCTAGTTGCTTGAGATAAGAACCGTATTCTTCAATACGCTTCTCCATTTTTCTTTGTTCTAATCTTGCATCGAATGTGTAATACAAGTGTTCTAAGAAGTGATACAAAGCAACACCTGCTATTACCATCAATACGCCAACTACTGTTTCCATTTTACTACCTCCACGAATGTATCGAGTTCCATTATTACGAATGACTTACCTATTGCTGCTTGTCTACGCTTTGCAATAACAATTCCTACTGCTGGCGTTGACTTTCTTTTCTTTACCCAGTTCTTTGCTTCTTCTACTGCTTCTTGTATCCATGGCCCCGGCTTGAATGACTTCTCATTCTTTGCTTCAACTACTATAAAGGTCTGAACATCTGGGGCCCATAGCCACAGATCTCCTTCATCGCTGGTTCCAGTAAGTCTTAATCTTTCAACTGGGGTGAACTCTTTATCTCTAAAGTATTCAACAAGATCTGTTTCCCATGTTGCACCCTTGCGTTTGTTAGCCCTTGATTGCTTGGAGTCCAACGAAATTTACCCCCGGTCTTAGATCAGCCATACCTTGAACATCTCTATCCACTATCTGAACTCGTGATGCATCGATACCCAGCGTTACATAGTTAGATGCATCTGCTGAGTGTTCACCAAATCTATTCTTAACTGCCGCAACTCTGAACTCTTGAAACTCTGGGTTCATTGCAATAGATAAGATCATTGATGGAAGTTGTGATGCCTTACCAAGGATTGCTCGGCGTGGTGCTGGCATCTTTGGATCTCCAGTTCCTGCCTCACTCATATGAGTTAGTGCAAGAACACAAGCACCAGTCTTACGAGCTACATGGTGAAGCTCTGACATGATGGCACGAATACCTGACCACTCTTCTCCAGTAACAGAGACACAGTTCATTAGGTTATCAATGACAATCAATGCAGGTGCCATGCCATAGACCTCGCCATAAGCGAGGATCTCTAACTCTATTGCATCAATGTCTGGTGATGGATCAAAGACCCACTTGATATGTGAGCCTCTCTCATTCAACAATGGATCGAAGTAATGTGAATCTGCATCCAAGTATGTTTCAACCTGTTGCTGTGGAAGTCCAGTTAAACCTGCAACTGTTCTAAACATCTGAGTAATGGGGTCGGTATCCGCCGAGAAGTAAAGAGTAGGAACTCCAGTCTTCAAGGCGTATACCAACGCCATCAAACTCTTACCTGAGTTTGGTTGACCTGCGATAAGACACAACTGTGACTGACGGAATCGCATACCATGCTGTCTAAGTCCAGCCCATACATCTGGTAAGGGTTTAGCAGAGGAGCTTGTGCTATGAACGGCTTGCAGTAAGTTCAACATTATGCAGCAATACTCCTCAATCTTTTAATTTTTAATTCTTCTCTAACTCTTCTTCGTTCTATTGCAGAAGATCCTCCCCAAAAATGGAAGTCTTCATTATGTAATGCCCAGTTGAAACAATCTTCTAATAGTGGACAACTTGCACATACATTACGAAGTGTTTCGTAATGACTGAAATCTTTTTCATCCGTACAGAAGTGTTCGTTTCCGATAGAAGCACAAGCTTCGGTGCCGGTAAAGGCAGGGTATTTTGGTTTACCCTGCCTCACCAACGAGATTAAGAAGCGTTTGCTCGGAAGTCGCATTGCTGGCCCTGTGGTCGTGAGCAAGCATAGAAAGCACGATAAGGCTTTCCTGATGCTTTGGATACGCCAGCAGGAACTTGCTTTGCTGCTTCTCCGTGCTTACATACTGGGCCGTTAGTAGGGGCAGCGTTCGCTGGCTGACCCCATGCATCTTGTGGTGGCGTGATTACGGTTGCATTGAATGACTGTGCAATCGCTTGTGTTGTCATTGGTTGGGAGCCTGTGAAGGCGTTAGCCATGGCTTGTAGTAGTGACTCGGCACCACTTGGATCTAAAGCTTCTGCTAATTTCTGTGAGAAGCCTGAGTATGTTGCATCTGCAATGACAAAGATTGTTCCATCGTTTGTCTTTGTTGATACTTGAAAGCCTTGTTCGGCCATCTTATTTCTCCTTCATGTGTTTGATGTTTAGTCGGACTGATTCTTTGCCGACAGGTTTTTTAGGTACGAAGCCCAAGAGTTTCTCTACTTCCTTCTCATCGATAGATGCACGACCTGCAACGGTTGTCCAACTAATATCGACACCGCTTTGTGTTCTACCAAAGATGCCTTCGAGTGAAGCTCGAAGACTCTCACGCTTCGTTTCCAGATCATCGATCTGGTTTCCTATTTGTAAGAACAGCAAGGCATTGCTGTCTACCTCAGTATCTTCGATCTCGACTTCCGAGGTTTTGTTCAGTTCTTTTTTTAAGCCAGTACAACCCAATTCCCCCGAAGGATCGTAGAACTTACAATAGAACTGACAGTAGCTGGCATCCTTTTCAGGAGGAGGTGCATCGTTCGTTTCCTTAATACTCTCGAGCCATTCCAATGCTTCTTCTGCAATGGATGGATCGTAGTCTTCAGTATGAACCTTTACATCTCGTTCATCACCATCCCGGGCTATGGCACACAAGTTAACGGTCTTAACTTTGTAACCGTTCTTCTCTAACAAGTAGCCATATGTATGAACTTGCCAACGCTGGTTCTTAGATGGGAAGTAACTAAGGTTTTTAATCTTAGTTGTTTTCCAATCAACGACTGCACCAGTTTCAGGAATGAATAAATCTATATGGGCTTTCATTCCATTGTATTCGACTTCGGTTTCAACTAGATATTTCTTGCCTTCGGGATCTAATGCTTCGATTGATTTCTCAATCTCTGCATGGATGGCAGTTCCCATAATGGCTGCTAGTTTGAGTTCGTTGTCGTTTGTTTCGGCTTGTCCATTTAACCGAAACCAAACCTTGCGTGAACAACCACCAAGTTCTGATGGCCCTATTTGCACCTGAGTGCTACGAGATTTACTTGCATCCTTAGCTCGTAGAACTTGGATAAGCAAATCTTTGATCTCACTCATCTGCTTTACCTTTCATTAGATCTTCTTGCACCTTGTTGTAAGTAGTCCAGAATAGTGCATAGTAAGAAATGTCAAAAGGAAAAGTCTTCATATGCGTGACCAATGCACCGGTGTGTGCATAGGCTTGGATCCCTGCTTCTTTCAGTAGATTGAAGAAGATAATATCTTCGCCAATAAACTTATCTTCCGTAAGATCATTCTCATGGAAGAAACTTTTACCCGGGAACTTATCCCTTAGCTTTGGAATAATTGACTTGTGCATCAATACACATCCAAATCCAGCAGAGTCAATCGGTATGATTTGATTCTCTGGTAATGGGTGTATGTATTCAATCTCGTATTTACTGCTACCATCTTTGAAAATGGTAGGCATTGGAACTGGTAGGTTACCAACGCTGTCTTTCCAAACAAAGTATACACCTGATACGACAGGTCTTGTAACCTTATCTGCTGTCTCCCATAGAAGCTTGAGGACTTCTTTGGTTAGAACAATATCTGAGTCAACCCACAGTAACCAATCAGTTTTAATTTGGTCTGCCCATATATCAAACAACTGCATACGCTGACGAGAGATCTGATTACCCTTGACTCTTGTTGCATTGTTGACAGGCACACCAACTGTGTGTGCCATAAGCATTGTGTATACAAGTCCTTCGGTGAACTTGCCATCAGTCATACCATTGTCACACCATGCGATTGATAAGGTTTCTTTACTGCTG